TAGAGTATATATGGATAGGAGGAAATGGAGAATTGAGAAGTAAGATTAAAATAGAAAAAAATAATGTAAATTGTAAAATAAATGACAATATGGCAGATAATTTAAATAATGATAAGTTTCCAGAATGGAATTTCGATGGTAGTTCAACAGGACAAGCAAACGGTGAAGATTCTGAAGTCATTTTAAAACCCCAAAGATGTTATAAAAATCCATTTTTCAAAGAAATGCATGAAACAATAGCATATATAGTTTTATGTGACACATATTTACATTCAGGTGAAAAAACACAAACAAATACACGTTATGAAGCAAACAAATTATTTAATGAAAAATTAGAGCAAGAACCATGGTATGGATTGGAGCAAGAATATTTTATAATAGATTCAAAAACAAAATTACCATACGGTTATAATGCAAATAATATGCAAGGACAATATTATTGCAGTGTTGGTACAGAAAATGCTTATTGTAGAGAGATCGCAGAAACGCATATGCAATATTGTTTATATGCTGGTATTAGTATTTCTGGAATAAACGCTGAAGTAGCACCAGGACAATGGGAATTTCAAGTAGGACCTTGTATCGGAATAATTGCTGGCGATGACTTATGGACTGCTAGATATATTTTACATAAATTAGGGGAAAAATTTAATGTAATCATCAATTTTGAGCCGAAACCATTGGATGGCGAATGGAATGGTTCGGGTTGTCATGCTAATTATAGTACAAAAAATATGCGCGAAGGAACAGAAGAAAGAAAAGGGATAGAGTATATTAATGATGCTATTGAACGACTATCAAAAAAACACAAAGAACATATGCAGGTATACGGAAAAGATAATGATAAGCGAATGACCGGAAAATTTGAAACAGCATCATATGATACATTTAGTGATGGAATAGCAAACCGAGGTGCATCTATTAGACGTGGAAATGGTACTTTCAAAAATGAAAAAGGCTATTTTGAAGACAGGCGACCAAGCTCTAATTGTGACCCATATTTAGTTACTAGTAAATTATTTGAAACAACGGTACTATAAAAATAAGAACCTAGAAGTATATCTGTTATCGCAAAGAAGTTAGGTGTAGATATTTTCAAATAATTACTTAATTATTTTATTAGGTAATTATTTTACAAAAAATAGACTTGTTAAATAGTAGGGATGAATTCCCAATTGAGCTCTCCGCATATTTGTTTCCACACTTCATCTTGCTCGATTCTTTTTTCACGATCTTTTAACATGGGAAAATACGGAAGAAATTGAACTTGGTCTAATAATTCACATAATTTATAAACTGTGTAATAATAATTTAAGAAATTTACGCGATCATCGGGACAAAATTTAGCATAGGGCCCTTGGATTTCCATAAATAAATTACACAACGATTCTTCTAATTCTTGTGTCATAACTGGAGGTTTTATACCTAGTTTATCTTTAATAAATGGTATATGTTCGTAGTATTTATTATACCCAAGTTTTTTTAATATTTCCTTTGCTTTTTTGTTGTTTAATTGTGTCAATTCAACACGTTCCTTTTTAATTTGATTTTTAATATTTTCAAGAACTTCTTCTGGGATCTGTGTAGTTTCTTTAGCTTGAAATTGCGCCAATATTTCTCGAAAATGATTAATACGCTTATATGCATAAAAACAAGCTTCCTTTGGTGGCTCTTTATAAGACGGCTTTTCATTTTCAACTAAATAAGAAATATGCTTATGACAATTGTTACATACCATAATACCTTCATGGTCTATTGGTATTAATTCACCTTTTCTGCAGTATTGACATACATCTGTTTCAAAAATAAATTTATTAATATCTATAAAAGATTCATCTAGATTTGATAAATATTTTTGAATATCTTCTTTTGTTTTACTGTTTTCCTCGTCCGTTTGTGTGCCATCTATTTTAAAAAAGGAATTTAATAATTTAGTTTTGTTATTATCTTTTGAAACTTCTTTCTTGTTTTCAAAGTAATTAAAAATATATTTGTTATTATCCAAGTAATAGTTTTTTTCATTATGCTTTAATTCTTTTATTTTTTTACTAACATCTTGGATTGTATCTTGTATTTCTAGACATTGTTCGATATTTAATCCATTATTATCTAACATATTTTTTAGATATTTCTTTTTTGCACGCAGTGTAGGCAAAGTTTCCTGTTTAGTTTTTTCGAAATTTTTTTCGATTTCTTTATGCTTGCCATCTAGAGTGACTATACTTTTCTCATCTAATAGTATTTTTTTGTTTGTTTTATGTTTAAAAGATGGCATATTATCTATATATATTTGATTAATAATTATATTTAATATATATTTTCATCTAATTATTATCAAGTTTGTTTTTTATTTATGTTTTCTCTCTTATTAACAAATATGAAAATAGATATAGATGGTTTCGATATAAGCGACCTGTCAAAAAACACGCTTAAAACAATGCATTATTTGTATGACTATTTAGAAAAAGGATGGAAATTAAAAAAAAAACATAATTGTTACATTATAACAAAAAATAAGAATAAAATATATACTCTAGACAATATTATAGTAAATTGTAAACCGACGGCTGAATATTGTGATTATGAGTGTGATTGTGATTATGAGTGTGATTGTGATAACGAAGGAGATAATAATAACAATAACAGTAAAAAGCATCAATATATTTTGGCATTTTTGTATAATTCATTGAATAATAAATGGACTATTCAAAAAAATAAGAATAATTATATTTTTATTAAAAATCACGAAGGTAAAAAAGAGATTTTTTCAGATAAATATTTACATACATTCTTCGAAGAAAACTTTAATTTCGGTTTAATTAAATAATTCCATGTAGGTATTAGTAATTAATTCAAAAAAAAAAAATATTTAGCAATATTATAAATATGGGAGGTGGATTAATGCAACTCGTCGCTTACGGTGCCCAAGATGTATATCTTACTGGCAACCCTCAAATTACTTTCTGGAAAGTGTCATACAGACGCCACACAAACTTTGCTATGGAATCAATCGAGCAAACATTCAACGGACAAGCCGATTTCGGTCGTCGTGTAACATGCACAATCTCCAGAAATGGTGATCTTGCATACCGCACATACCTTCAAGTAACTCTTCCTGAAATCAACCAACAAATGAAAAACACAACAGGCCAAACAAACGGTGTATATGCCCGTTGGTTAGACTTCCCTGGAGAACAAATGATCTCCCAAGTCGAAGTAGAAATTGGTGGTCAAAGAATTGACCGTCAATATGGTGACTGGATGCACATCTGGAACCAACTTACTCTTACATCCGAACAAAACCGTGGATACGGAAAGATGGTTGGTAACACCACCCAACTTACCTACATCACTGATCCCTCTTTCAATGATGTCGATGGACCTTGCGAAAGCACCGCCCCTCGTCAAGTATGTGCTCCCCGCAATGCTCTTCCCGAAACAACTCTTTATGTTCCCCTTCAATTCTGGTACTGCCGCAACCCTGGTCTTGCTCTTCCTCTTATTGCCCTTCAATACCACGAAGTCAAGATCAACCTTGATATCCGCCCTATTGACGAATGTCTATGGGCTGTAGGATCTCTTGACTGCTCCACTGGTTCCGCCAAGGTAACCACTGCATACAACCAATCTCTTGTTGCTGCTTCCCTTTACGTCGACTACGTCTTCCTTGACACTGATGAACGTCGCAGAATGGCACAAAACCCCCACGAGTACTTAATCGAACAACTTCAATTCACTGGTGACGAATCTGTTGGTTCATCCAGTAACAAGATCAAACTTAACTTCAACCACCCTGTCAAAGAACTTGTATGGGTCGTCCAACCTGACGAAAACGTTGACTACTGTGCTTCTCTTGAATGCAGCCAAACACTTTACCAAGTTCTTGGCGCACAACCTTTCAACTACACTGATGCTATCGATGCTCTTCCCAATGCCATCCACTCATTCGGTGGCCCCGAGGCCGTAGCAGAGAACACCACTTCCTACCTTAATGGAGCTTTATTCAATGATGCTGGTGCCGTTGATGTAACCGCTGCTGGTTTCTGGCCCGATGCCGATGTTCCCAAACTTGGTTTCAGCGGTATCCAAAACTCTGGTGTATCTGATGCCGGAACATTCGTTCTTGCCGAAACCGCTCTTGACATGCACTGCTGGGGTGAAAACCCTGTTGTAACTGCCAAATTACAACTTAACGGTCAAGACCGCTTCTCTGAACGCGAAGGAACATACTTCGACCTCGTTCAACCCTACCAACACCATACCCGTAACCCCGATACTGGTATTAACGTGTACTCATTCGCCCTTCGCCCTGAAGAACACCAACCCTCTGGCTCATGCAATTTCTCCAGAATTGATAACGCCACTCTTCAACTTGTTCTTTCCAACTCCACCGTTGAAGGTACCAAGACCGCCAAGGTCCGTGTCTATGCCACTAACTACAATGTCCTTCGTGTCATGTCTGGTATGGGAGGATTAGCATATAGTAATTGAGCGGGTTGGTTATATATATTTATATACACCATATATACTATTAGAAGTATATTAATTTAAAGACATTCATTTTATATAGATTATAATATGAATGAAAATAGCCATAAAATTGAAACGGAAAAATCTGTAACTAATTCCTTAACACCAAACACTATGAAGGAAATAACTTACATAAATACTGAACTCCAATGTGGTATTATTGAATTTGGACCTAACAAACAATATTTTTTAGATTTTGATGATTTTAATAGATATGTAAAATTTGACAAAAAATTTAGTATTATTACTACTAATGATATATATCCATCATATTGTTATAATTATAAAAGGTTCACATTATTAGAGTTTATATACAACATAAAACAAACCGATAATATAAACTATATTTTTAAAAATAGAAATTTAAATGATTTAAGGCATATTAATATAGATATAAAACATAAATACCATGATATTATTTCTCAACAATACGAAGTGATTCAATATATTCAAGGACACATTAACACCAGTGGAAAAGAAGCAAATATTATGAAAAACCCGATTTGGAAGATAAAAGAAAATAACAATGATTATTTACTTATGTATTGTGAACCAAATACCATTTGTAAATTGTGTGCTTATTCTTATCAAAAAATATTGGATTTTGAAACAACCAAATACAATGGAAAAAAAATAACATTTTATAAACAGTCCAATGGATATATTTCATGTCATTCTGGTAATTTATACATCCATCAAATTATTACTGGTTGTTATGGTAACGGTAAAGGAACTAAAATTATTAGTGTAGATCATATCGATCAAGACCCATTAAATAATACTTATGATAATCTACGCATTGCTACTAGAAAAGTTCAAGAACAAAATTCTAAAGGTATTAAGGAAGGAACAAAACGGGCAAGAAAAAAGGTAGCAAAGCCATTACCGGACGGAATAAGTGATGATATGATTAATAAATATGTATATTATGCTGAAGATACATACGGACCCCAAAATAAATTAAGAAATTTCTTTCGGGTATGTCATCCAAAACTTGACAAAGAGCCCTCCTCATCCAAATCCGAAAAGGTCTCCATTCTAGAGAAACTAGCCCAAGCAAACAAAATTGTAGATGATTTGGAAAATGATATTTATCCATCAGTCGAAGAAAAGATATTGCCTACTTTTGTGAGTAATCGTGATTATAGAGGAAAACCTCATTTAACATTTGATAGAAAATCCCACGACGGTATAAGACAAACTCTTAGAATGGTTTTACCACAAGAATATGAATTAGAAGAACAGTTAGCTATATTCAGAGAGAAAATTAAATTGAAATATGATTTTTATGTGTAATTTTATGTGTAATTTTATGTGTAATTTTATGTGTAATTTGTTAATTACACGAGTAAATATTCAATTGTGTATTAGAATA